GTCAGGGCTATGCAGCCTACTCGCTTGATAAGTGGTTGAGATTGGTAACGATGCTCAACACGTTGAAGTTGGAAAATCAGTTCTACCGTTCGGAAAACGATACCATGAGGGAACTCAAGGGATTGGTGACCGCATGCGCGAAGGAGGATCCTTACCTCGTAGCTCAGGCCATCGTGTACTCACGTTGCGTCGGTGAAGGTATGAGGTCCATCAATCACCTTGCCGCAAGTTACTTGGCACCTTACTGTGCCGGGTTGGAATGGGCCAAGAGGTTCTATTCCCTCTGGAACAAGAGGAACAAGTCGGGTGGAACCATCTTCCGTCCGGACGACATGGCCGAGATCATAGCTTGCTTCTCAGCAACGAACAAGGTCGCCGCAACTAACTCGATGAAGAAGGGCTTCGCGCTCGCTCTCGAATCGTTGGACGCTTACTCGCTGTTGAAGTACAAGGCAACGTTGATCGATGTCATCAACCTCGTTCACCCTAACCCAACCAAGTCGAAGGCTCTGGTTGATTACAAGGGAAAGAGAGTCAATGCATTGGATGCCATCATCCTTGGATTAGCGGTCTCCGCCGATACATGGGAAGTAGCTCAGTCCGATGCTGGTCAGGAAGTTGCTAAGGCCGTGAAGGACGGTAAGATCACGAAGGACGAGGCTGTCGAGGTTCTTAAGGAAGCTAAGGCTGAGAACTGGGGAAACCTGTTGCTTGAGAACAAGCTTGGAACCCTTGCTGCTCTCCGTAACATCAGGAACATCCTCAAGACCGTCACCGACCCACACACCATTGCCTTACTATGCTTGGTGCTATCGGAGGCGGACCTCATCAGGAACGCTAAGATCATGCCTTACCAGATCGACATGGCTGCTGAAATTCTGCTAGCCGAGTTCGGCGGGTTGATGGAATCCAGAAGGATCCAGCAGGCTCTCTTGAAGGGCTACGAGTCAGCAGTACCTAACTTGGCAGAGATCCTACCGGGAAGGAACTTGGTGATCATCGACCGTTCAGGTTCCATGACCGCTCGAATCGCCGATCCTAACAGGAAGACCACGTACCACAGTTCCTGCGCAGACAAGGCGTCCCTAATCGGGGCAACCATCGCGAAGGCAACTAACGCGGACGTCATTCAGTTCGGAACGACTGCTCAGTACTCGGCATGGAACGCTAATGCTGACGTGTTCTCGATCGCTAGGTCGTTCAATGCTAACCTCGGTGGAACAAACCTTGGAACAGCATGGCAGCTAGCTAAGCAGTCGGGCAAGAAGTACGACAGGGTGTTCATCCTTTCGGACAACGAGTGCAACCGTGGAAACACGTACACTGCATACTCGGAATACGTACGATCGGTCGGAGCTCCTTACGTGTACTCAGTCGACATGGCTGCATACGGAACCACCCAGATCGTTGGGGATAAGGTTCGATTCTACTACGGGTACGGTTTCTCGATGTTCGACGACATCGCGAACTCCGAGTTCAACCCAAACAGTCACCTTGACAAGATCAGGAAGATTGTAATCTAAAGAAGCGGCTCGACGGTGATACGAGCAAGGGGGACCTGCCTGAAATACTGGCACGGCTGCGACCACTAACGATTCACTGGACAAAGTCGGAGCAATTCGGCTTTGTTTTTCAAATGGAGTAAAAGGGCCGAAATGGTCTCGAAGGACCTGCTGAAATTCTAGGTAAGTCAGTAAGGCTTCGAATAAATCAAATCGGATTGTCAGTTCAATTCTGGCTACTCCACCTAAAATAAATAAACCAAAGGTAACCTATTTGGTATAATATTACTAGTTGAGTGGTAAGCGATAGAGTTACTTCTTTCTTGACAGCAAATCAAACAACAGACCCATACTCTGTAGCACTCTTCCCTCGACTATTTTTAACCCTAATTAAATAAGATAAAGTGAGCAAATTCATCCATCCGTTAGGAAAACAAGCAAAAGATAAGATCATAGGTTTTCAAGGAATTTTAATAGGCCGAACTGAGTATTTATTTGGATGCAACGTATACGGAATTGCTCCACAAGTATTTGATAAGGAAAAAGGTAAACGTGGTGAAACTGAATGGTTTGATGAAGGCCGTATTGAAGTAATTGGTCCTGGTATCCTACCGAAAGCCGTACAAGCACAAGATCCAGGAGCTGAGTATCATGATTGCGCTCCAGGTAGATAAATGAAACAAAAGACGTAGCAAGGCAGAAAGAGTTACTTCGTTGTGGAAACCAAAAACACTCTTAGCCGACATTCTCGTCTTAAATATTAAAAGCAATAGCAATTGAATCGGTTGCATCGAAATCAAACTGCTGGTCATGGGTTCGAGCCCCATCCTCCCGCGAGGGAGGTAGCTCAACTGGTAGAGTAGCAGTCTCAGAAAACGCCGAGTCGAAACATTCTTTGCTTTAACTACAGTTCCTGGGAGCCCCTGAAGAGATTCAAGCTTCCAGGTTAGGTTAAACAGAATAGATAGAACAAAATAGTCAACCGTTAATGAATGAGATTCAAATCGAGATCAGGGCTTCCGAGGGAGGCAATGACTCAAAGCTTTTAGTACAAGACCTGATGAACGTTTACATCAGAGCAAGTAAGAACAATAGTTTCGATTGAAGAGTGATCGACCTCAGGGACGGGTTCGTAGCGCTATGAATTAATGGCAAGAATGTCGAAGAATTCTTCTCAAACGAAAGCGGGTCCCATTGCTTCGTTAGAGTCCCACCAACCGAAAAGAACGGCAGAACACAGACAAGCTTCGTAACAGTCGCAGTAATGAAACCGGATGACCGGGTTGAATTCAAATTGGATCGTAATAGTATCACTAAACAATACACATGCAGTCGCGGGAATGGTGGCCAAAATATTAATCGCTTAAAAACTTGTGTGATTCTAACACATATTCATACCGGTATAATGGTACGATCAGAAGAAACCAGAAATCAAAAAATGAATACAGAATTAGCATATCAACGAATGTATGAAAAATTAAAATCAATCAATGATACCTTGAATTATGATAAAATAAAAACATATCGGAATAACCAAATTGGAAATGATAATACTCGACCTATAAAAAGACGCACATATCGAATTAAAGAAAACTTAATTACTGATCATATTTCTAAAAAATCATGTACTTGGAAAGATATTAGAAAAGGTAGGATCGATCTGCTAAAGTAATCGAATTTGTGGTACGTTTAAATCACATTAATTCAAAATACAATGATACCTGAACAAAAAGTAAAATTGATCTTCAAACAGGAATACCATGGATTCGAGGATCTATACGATGTTGAACGTGACGTACATGAAGCGTTTGACGAGGATTTTAATCCAGCTATGAAAGGTATACCTGGGGAGTTTTCGGGAACCATGAAGATCGTCATAACGTATGAGGAAGCTGAAAGATGAAACACGTAATCATAGTCATATTACTATTCCTTCTTGGACTTAGTTGCGTTGGACAGACCGTCGAGCTCAGCGATGACAAACGAATAGAGGTACGAAACGATGATGGCGATCTCATAGCTAGCAATTATTTTGCTGGTGCAGTTGGAGCGGTTGCTGCAAATAAAACGATTGCGATTTGGTACGATAACGATAGAGTCGAAGTAAGAGATCAAAATCTTAGCTTAATATCTTCAAATTATTTCGTCGGAGTTACTGGTCTGGCGATAACGACGAGGACCCAGAATGCATCAAACTCGAAGGATAGGAAAACTGTAATCGTGATCTATTACAAGGACAGAAGGGTGGAAATGAGAGGAACTCAATTAAATTTCATAAGTTCAAGATACAGGTGATGGACAGAATTATCATAATCTTATGCATACTTGCAGTAATCGACATATTGCTACCGGAACCTCCAGTTGAACCTACGTTTCTTCCATGGTGGAGATTCCTTCCGGGTTCAAATTTGGTATTATGGTTGCTATACTTAACTCAGAAAAAGGATGATTAAATTAAAAAAACCGTTACCTAAATGGCCAGCATTCGTCGTTAAGGGTAAAAAAGTTACCAGGGAACAGGCGATGGAGATCATTATCAGGACCGATTCGTTACATTTTTCGACAAACGATCACGAATTTGCAAAGCAACTGTTCGAAGCGACGTACGGCTTGAAAGCTAAGAAAGGCATGTGTCACATATCGCTCTATGACTTTTTTAGAAAAGAAAACAGCACATTTGAATTTCAAAAGATGCAGGATCTCGAAAATACGGTCAAACTTGAACTTGGAAATATTTCAAATGCTCTATCGTACATCGATAACCAACAGATAGTATCCGCTTGGGTCGGTGGACCACACGGTTGGTGCTCGTGGGATGGGTACATCGGTTGCAACACGTTCAACATCGGAAAATGGCCGAGCATCGAGGAAGTATTGAAAGAATGGAAGATCGTAGCTAAAACATTTCCATTCCTCGAACTTAAATGCCAATTATTTTCAGGAGAGCAATGTGAGGAGGACGAAAATGAACCGCTTGTTGAGTATGCAATCAAGAACGGAAAGGTTCGAATGTACTTGCCGAAGGAGGTTCTGGATTACCCGAAGGATGATCTCGATATGTCCATATTGCGGATGACTAGTCCATATGGGGAAAGAGGTTGCGACATCTTAAAAGTCAAGAACGCATTACAGTTCACAAAAAATAAGATCAAGGAGACGACGAATAAATAATTTTTTGGAAACTTTTGTACCGATTGTGGTATAATTAAAATACATCGCGGGGTCGACTGGAGGCAGGTACCAGCGGAGCCTCATAAGCTCTAACTCGAGAGAGAACGTGGGATCGAAGCCCACTCCCGCAACTCCCGGCATTTTTCGTACCGCATCTTAGATAAATAATCTAAAATACGGTACCTATTATGCCAAGAAAACCAAAATCGATTTTTTACATTTACAAGATCACATGTAATGTAACAGGCAGATATTATATAGGAATGCATTCGACTTCAAATTTAGAAGACGGATATTTTGGAAGCGGTAAACGATTGAAGTATTCAATTCAAAAACACGGAAAAAGCAATCACTCTAAAGAAATTCTAGAGTTCTTAAAGAATAAAGAATTACTTATCAA